CCCTAGGTGGCTCCGGTGGCGCGTTCGAGGTAGACCTCCTGCAGGACTATGATGTGCGATCTGCCACGGATCAGCTGATCGAAGATATTAACGCTATCAGCGGGCAGGAACCGTGATGCTGTCCGGATACGTGCCTGTCACGCGGCGTAGGCGAGGCCCTGCGTCGAAAGACCAGTACGGTAACCCCGTGCCGGGGCAGTGGGAGAATGTTGCGCTGCCTCCCGCTGTGTTTGCGCCGGCTACGTCTACTGAGCCGATCAGTGCTGGGGCAATGCCAGTCACCGTGCCAGCCGCCCTTTACTGGCGGAATACCACAATAGACGTGACCGCGGAAGATCATCTTATCGTGGACGGCATAGAATACCGTGTCGAGGGCCGCCCTTCCCCCTATCCTAAGGGGATGATTGTGCAGATTCGCGCCAACGAAGACAAGGTGAGCGAATAATGCCAAAAGTAAAATTCCAGCTCAACAGGGATGGTGTCGCCGACCTTCTGCGTGGCCCCGACGTAGCCCGAACCGTAGCACTAGAGACGGGGCGCGTAGCCGCCGCTGCCGGCCGGGGATTCGAGGGTGAAACGACGCATGGAAATCGAACCCGCGGATACGTCAGAGCACGCACCATTGCCGCAATGCGCAAACAAATGAGAGAGCACACGTTGGAGCGTGCGATCGGCCTCACAATGGGTGGTGGTAAGGGGTGACTCCCACATATGATCGCGCCCCTGTGGTGCCGGATATCAAGAAACGGCTCATGGACTTTCTGTCCGCCCATATGAGTGTTCCGATTGTGGCCCGCAGACCCGAATCCCCCGACCGCCCTTCCGCGTTTATTCGAGTTCTTTCTACCGGCGGTACTGGTGTCACGCAGAAAGCACTCTGTATCGCGTTGGAGACGATTGACGTCTACGCTCAGTCTTCGGGTGAGGCGATGAAGATTGCGTGCGAGGCCGTGAATGTGGCACACACTATGCCGAACTATCAGGATGGTATAGTGATGGTACAATCATCCTATCCGATAGAAATGCCCGATCCGGACACGTCTCAGGCGAGGGCGACTGCAACATTGACAATCACAGCACACAGGTGAAACAAAATAATGGCTGTTAACGCTGACAATGCACTCATTTTCTCGTCCGACAATGACGCGCTCTGGCTGGGCGACTATGATGTCGATTTCGGTAAAAAGATTACGTCACTCACCCAGGACCTCTCCGGCGTGACCGGTCTCACCAATGTTGGGTGGATTAGTGAGGACGGGTTCAAGCTGACCTCCGACGACTCCGTCACCAAGATCAAGGGTCACCAGGGCCACGGTGTCGTCAAGACATTCCTCGACTCCTCAGAGACCACGTTCAGTGCCACTCTCCTGGAGACCAAGCTCGCCCCGCTCTCATGGTATCTGGACGCCACCAGTGAGAAGATTGAGGACGGCGGCGCCACCAAAGGGGTGAAGATCACCGCGAAGTCCTCCCGTAAGGTCAAGCTCCTCTGTGGTGTCGCCGATTTCTTCGACGTGTCTGGCGTGGGTGCGCAGATTCGTATTGTTTTCCCGCGTCTGGAGCTCGGTGAGCGTGGCGAGATCACTTTCCAGCAGGCTGAGATCACCGGCTACGAGTACAACCTCTCCGTGCTGGGTGATTACATTATCTACTCCGACCACAAGGCGCTCTTCCCGGCCTGACATTAATTCTTCCCCGCTATTTCGTGTTTCGGATGGGTTGTCGCGGAATAGCGGGGAAGAACCAAAACAAATACAACCCACCCTTTATAAAAGAATCATAAGGACAACCCATTATGTCTAACAAGACCACGAAGAGCAAGGCAGAGTCGGCCGGCGCTAAGGTCCCGGCTGACAGGCTTGCCAAGGCCGAGGCCACGCGTGAACCTATCCACGTGGACTACGAGGGAATCGAGTTTGACATTCCTCCGGAGGCGCTGGAAGACTTCCGCGCATTCGAAGCCCTCGACGCCGGCAACCCATTCCCGCTTTTCCGCCTTATCGTAGGCGACCACAAGGATGAGGTTTACGCCGCTCTGGAGGACGAGAACGGGCGTGTTCCGATTGACGCGGTGACCGATTTCATGCAGTCAATCGTGTCCGAGGTGGGCGCGGGAAACTGACAATCCTCCCACCGCTACTCCGCGAGTATGGGTGGGAGATAGAAGCCGACCTGCAACGATATTACAATACTGATCTTCTCGATCTATATCGAGGCAGAATAACCCCACGGCGGGTAATGGCACTCATTGGCGGCCTCCCGCCAGGGTCAACATTCGACAGGGCGCGAGGCGGAGACAGATACTGGTCTGATGAGGTAGCTGCCACAATAATGTCAGCACACAATATTCAGACCACGCTGTTGGCCGTCAACGGCGTCAAGAAAGACAAGTGGCCTGAAGCGCCGAAGCCGCCGGCTGAAGGATACCGGGAAACCGGTAACCCCAAGGTGTCAAGCAAGCACGCTAAAGCGCAGAAAGCCAAGGGTGAGAAATGGCTTGCCCGATACGGCAGCTGAACCTGTGTTTCTATCGGATAGTGTAAAATGGTTCACGCCAAGATGAACACGAAAAATTGTTTGTTTGGCGTGAACCATTTTCGCCTGTACATGATTTCGGAGAGGTATCAATGGCCGGATATGATCTCGGGACCGCATGGATTCAGATCAGCCCGTCCGTGCGAGGCCTCGCCCGAAGCATCAATAGCGAAATCGGCAATGTTGACACCGGGCCGGCCGAGAGAAAGATCACATCCGGCCTGGGTGGTGCGTTCAAATCGGTAGCGAAAGTCGCCGGCGCCGCGCTCGGAGGACTCGCAATCGGCGGCATTGCAGTCGCGTTCGGCGGCGTCGCCAAAGAAGCATTCAACGCCGCTGACGCCACAATCAAATTCAAACAAACACTCGCATTCGCCGGTAAAAGTGCGGACGAAATCAACGCACTCACAAAAAGCACACGCTCCTACGCAGACCGCACAATTTACGAGCTCGACGATATTCAATCAATCACCGCACAGCTCGCATCCAACGGCGTAAAAGGATACGATAAGCTCGCCGAGGCCGCCGGTAACCTGAACGCCGTCGCGGGCGGAAACGCGCAAACGTTCAAAACGGTCGGCCTTGTCATGACGCAGACCGCGGGCGCCGGAAAACTCACTACTGAGAACTGGAACCAACTTTCCGACGCTATTCCCGGCGCGTCCGGTAAATTGCAGGAAGCCATGAAAAAGAATGGCGCCTACACGGGCAATTTCCGGGAAGCCATGGAGAAAGGCGAGATCACCGCCGAGGAATTCAACCAAGCAATCCTCGACCTCGGTATGGAGGACGTAGCCATTGAGGCCGCTACATCCACCAAAACCCTCGAAGGCGCATGGGGAAATTTCAAAGCGACCCTTGTGACCGGGGCGCAGGAAATCGCCGAAAAAGCACTCCCATGGATCACCGCATCCCTTGACGCCATGAGCAAAGGGTTCGAAAAAGTATTCAACTGGGTCAGTAACTCATTCATCCCCAGCATTACGAATGCTTTCAACGTTATCCGCAAGGGCGATTTCACCGGCCCGATCTTCTCATTCGAGGAAGACTCAAGCTTCGTTGATTTCCTTTTCCGAATGCGTGACGCTGCCGCCGCAGCTGGGGAATGGATCAACAAAACACTCGTCCCCTCATTGAAGAATCTTAAAGATTTGCTTCTGACCGGTGATTTCACGGGGACGATTTTCGGATTCGACAAAGACTCCGGAATCATCTCCTACATCACCAACGTGCGCAACAGTTTCGTCGAGCTCGGCAAATTCATTGTCGGGACACTCGTCCCCGGCATTGCTACAGCTCTCAGCACCATCGCGAACAGCAGCCTCGTCCAATTCATGGAAAATCTCACCGTCGCTATTCTCAATAGCAAAGTGGCGGTTTACAGTATTGCGGCTGCGTTTACGGCATGGAAAGCCGTCATGGTCCTGTCCTCAATGCAGCAATGGCTGAACGACATGGAGGGCGTCTCTGGAGTAATCGGGCGCGTCACTACAGCCATTAACGCAATGACCGTGGCGAAAATCAAAGACACGGTTGAGACCGCGCAGCTCAACCTTATGTACGCCGGCGAATTCCTGTCGAATATCGCACGTGCAACAACGCAGATCACGATGCAGGCGGTTGCTTGGGGTAGGGCCACGGCAATGATGGTCCTCCACAAGACAGCGACAATCGCTTCGACTGCGGCACAGTGGGCATTCAACGCCGCAATGGACGCCAACCCAATCGGCCTCGTCGTGATCGCTATCGCAGCATTGGTCGCAGCCATTGTGGTGGCATGGCAGAACTCCGAAACATTCCGTAATGTTGTCATTTCCTGTTGGGAAGCAATCAAAACGGCGGCCGGGGCGGGGGCCCCGGCCGCCCCCTCCAGCTGCGGTGACGACACAGCCGGCGAGCCCCGCTGCCATCTCGTAGTCACCGGCGTCGGGGACGAGGAGATGCGCGAGCAGGTGCGCCGCGCCTTCTCCCGGATCCTCCTGCGCCCTGAGGAGATGGCCCAGGCCCTGGCCTGGATCGGCGCCGACGACGGCCTGGGCGACTGGTTCGGGCAGGAGGGCCAGGAGGGTTGAGCGCCCGCTCCCGAGGTGCGAGCCCCGCCTCCAGGCGGCACGGGGAGGCGCTGTGCTGCACTGTGAGGCACTGTGCGGTAGGGGACGGCGTCGCTGGGCCCGGGCACGGGAGGGGGTTCC